GCCACCTAAGCACTAATAAGGCTATTAGCCCGCACAAGGACCAACAAGGGGGCAAGGAGGCGATTAAGGGCTATTCCGGTGTAAGGGCAGGGATAAGGGCAGGACAGGCAAGAGACGGGCAGGGGGGCCTATTAAAAAGGCAATGACCCCAAGTGGGGGGCGGGGTTGTGTATAGCATAAGCCCTGACCGAATATATTAACTAAAGCAATAAAAGACAAGGCAGGCACAGAACTATGAGTAAGACAATAATATACGTAAAGCATGTAACTGAGTCCACTAACGTCCCTCTCAGTCCTAATATGACCTATTGGCAGTGGTGTCAGTCACATGAACTAAGGCGTGACCCGTCTGTGTCTGTTGAGGATTTCTATGGGGATATACCCAATGACAGATAATAAATCTATAAACGCGAGTGATGTTAACTTAGGCAACCCCCTCCCGCCCCAGAAATGGCGATAGTGCCAAGAAGTGTCGCTATATGCGGGTTATAAGAATTATAAGAAAATAGACGATGTTAAATTAGGTAAGCAATGTCAGACGGAAGTTATGGTAGATTCAAAAGAAGCTTAGGGCAACTATGAATAAACAATCGCTTATACCCCGAATAGGCAGATGGGCGATTGTTTCGGTTGAAATGACCGAGGGGGAATGCAGCCGCCCTCGTAACCAAAAGGGCTAAAGGCGCCGCAAGCCTAAGAATTGCGAAGGTGAGTGATTCACCTTAAAAGTTAAAGGACGTGCTGGCATCCTTACGGGGCTTCATCGGTTTCGATACCGACAGCACATTGGTTTTATATTTTTCAGAATGTTAAGATAGGTAAGGATTGATAATGTATTATATACCAAAAGGGCACAGAGCAGCATCTCATGTACGGTCTGGCAAACTCCCTCGTCAGCATAAGATTAGACCGGCATGGAAAAAAGACAATCCTAAGCTAGTTGACGACAAAAAGGATTCGCTAGAAACGGCGGTTCAGTGAAAGACGATACAACGATGCTTACAGAGCGTGAGACGGTATTGATGAGTATGGATTGGCCCGACGAGCCACAAGAGATGTGTTTGCAGTGTGGGCTTAAGCAGAGAAATGCTTTTAGTTGGTTTTGTCGTATTGAATGTGAAGATAAATATGTAGAGGATAATTCGTAATGGAACAGATATTGGCATGGATAGTATTAACGTGTATTTGGTATATTGTTTTTGGAGCGACTAAAGATTGTTAAGGAATTGAAATAATGGATAGTGCAAAAGGCGAAGACTATTTTGATTGGGATATAAAGATTACCTCTAATGGCGGTATGAATGGGCAGGCTATACTCGCTCTTGAGGGACAGGGCTTTAAAGTAGTACAAGATAATAATACTGAGATATATTACATTGAAGATGAGTAATGCTAAGCAGTGACCCGAAAATCTTAAACCAGCAAATGATGGCCGCCAACCCCGGTTTCTGGGCAGAACAATGGAAGATCAAGCTCCAGGCCGGTCGGTTTACGTTTAATAAGTTTGAGTACCAACAGGAGCCAATGGCTTCTCAGGCAAAGCGTATTTGTTATATGAAGGCTCGGCAATGCTTTGGTGCTACTACTAATGAGGTTTTAAAAGACCTGCATGGCATGATAATGGGAAAGTACAAGCTGGGCGTTGCTCACATCTTCCCTACTACGGATGAGGTTGGCGAGTTCAGTAAGAGTATATTTAAGCCATTGATAGCTGCTAATCCAACGGCTATTGGAAAATACGTCAAGAACGTCGCCGGTGGCACTGATACAACTTCCCTAAAGCGTGTACGTGACTCGATGCTATTCCTACGCGGAGCGCGGCTTGGCCAGAAGGTTGGTGCTACCGACGAGAATACTTCTTCTAAGACTGCTGGATTCTCTTGTGATAAGGTCGTGTTTGATGAAGTTGACTTCATGGACCCAGAGGCCGTCGTTAAATATACGTTGAGTATGGGGATGAGTCCTCACCAACACGAAGTTTATCTTGGCAATCCCTCTCATGAGGATTTTGGGATTGATCTTATCTTCAAGAAGTCCGATCAAAGGCATTGGTTTAGAAAATGTTCAAAGTGCAATGAGTGGACTTGTGCGGAACTTAGCTTCCCTCACTGCGTAAAGATACGCAAGGATGGCACTGGGTACGTTGGGTGTGATAAATGCGGCAGTGAGGTTCGCGTATGGGCTGGTAAGGGTACTGCTGAGTGGGTTCCACAGGTTCCGTCTCAATCAGACTATATGCACGGGTACAGGGCGTCTCAGTTAATGACCCCGTTTAATGACCCTGCTGATATATTAGAGGACTTTGTAAATCCTCCGTTTGGTAATCTGGCGGACGTTTGTCGGTTAAGGCTTGGCATGGCTTACTCTGATAGAGCCGAGAAGCTTACTAAGCGGGATGTGCTTGCGAATTGCACTGGCAGGTTTCCGGTCGATAGAAGTATTGGCCCTTGTGCTATGGGGGTTGATGTTGGCAAGGTTGGGCATGTGGTTATCGGGACAAAGGCCGGTAAGGATAATTTCGATATACTGCACACTTGCAAGGTTGATCTGATAGCGGACGGGTTTGCGCCTGTCGCTCGGCTTGCAGAGAAGTTCAATGTTAAGAGTACTGTTATTGACATGCGGCCTTATGAGGCTATGGCGAGAGAATACCAAAGACATCAACCTAAAGATAGTACCTATTTGTGCGAGTACAGTGATACCCAGATAGCGGCTTCAATCTTTAATGAGGGTATAGGTGTGGTTAAGGTTCACAGGACTGGTATATTTGACAGGACTCATAACCTGCTTTCAGATGGAAGTATTTCATTACCCCATCAGTGTCCAGAGGTAGAAGAGTTTGCAAAGCAGTGTTGTAATTGTGCAAAGTTTGAAGAGAAGGATAAGAGAAAAGGCACTATGGTATATCGGTATAGACCGACCGGCGATAAGCAAGAGCATTTCAGGAACGCCCTGAACTACTTCGTGCTGGCGGCATCAAGGAATATACTGCCGAAGGTTGGGTATAGTGGAAGTAATTCTAAACGACAAACAGAAGCTCTTATCGAAAGGGTTAGATAATGAAGAAACAAATTGGTGTAGAAGTTACATTTTCAGGTGGTGCGATTAAGAAAATACTTGGCGTTAATTGGTATGACTGCGGAGATGTCTGGACTCATATAGGCATATCTTCAGAAGACAGTAAGACGGCGAACGGCACTCACGCGTACAAGACAGAAAATCTTATGAGCCTTATAGATATTTACGATGAGGTAGACTAATGGGAAATCTTTTTTCAAAACCAAAAGCAACAAAGATACCAGCCCCCAAGCCGGTCGCTCCCCCTCCTATTGAGACAGCGGCACAGGCTGGCGAAGAAGTGAAGAAACAAAAACCGACTGGTAGAGAAGTTACATTCATAACCGGCGACCTTGTACCAGAACAAAAGAAGAAAGATAAACTAGGATGAGTGTATGTTATAATATAAATTGCCATAAATGCAAGACTGCTCTTTGGGTTGCACAAGGGAGTTCTAATTTTTATTCTGGCGAAAAAGAAACGATGAATGAGTTAGGTAAATTCCTATTCAAACATCAAGGTCACGATTTAAGTTTTGACGATGATAATAAATTCGATTGGTATAGCGACCATGAGTGACGACAGAGCAATAAAACTATTAGCTGTATATGATAAGGCGTACCACGATGACGCTAACTTCAGGAACATCTATCAAGAGGTTGCTGACGTAATGTTTCCTCGTGAGAGTGAGATTACTACTGAACGCGCCAAGGGTGAGATACTCGGCAGGGATATTGTTGATGTTACAGGGCTTATGGCTTCTGTAGATATGGCAGCCGGTCTTTCTATCAATTTGTTCCCACCCGGAGACAAGTTTTATAACGTCCTGATGGAAGATGAGTCTCTTAATGAGATTGATGCAGTTAAAAGAAAACTTGGCGAGATTACAGAGAAGTCTCATGCTAAACGGGCAAATTCAAACTTCATGTTACAGGCAAACGAAACGCTTCGGTCATTGGGTACTTTTGGTACTGGAAATATGTATTCCGAATGGAAGAAAGGCATTGGGCTTAACTACAGAGACTACGACATTGGCATGTATACGTTCATGGAGAATGAACAGGGTCTTGTTGATGTAATGATGATAGAGTTCAAGTTCACCGCAAAGCAGGCTTTCCAGAAGTGGGGCGACGATGCAGGTGAGACCGTCCTTGAGAAGATGAAAGAAGAGACTACTCAGGGCGAAGAGTTTAAGTTTGTATGGATAACCCGCCCCAGAGACCTTAACAAGCAGCAGGGCGAAGGCAATAAGGCAATGCCGTTTGAATCTGTTTATATATCTCGGACTGATAGTGTAATTGTTGAGGAGAAGGGTTTTGAAGAATTCCCATTCCAGGTTCCACGCTGGTCAAAGTCTTCAAGAGAGAAGTGGGGCAGGGGTGTTGGTACATGGGCTATTGGATTAGTGAACGCTTTGCAGGTGAAGCATCGAGACCTTGACGAAGTTGGTAATCTACATAATAATCCTCCAAAGGAAGTCCTTGAATCGTTTGAAGGCGAGGTTAGAGTTTCTCCGGGTGCATTAAACTTCGTAACAGAGCTTGGCTCTATTAGAGCAATTCAGCAACAAGCTTTAGGCGACTTCAATACAACCCTTAAATCTATTGAACTTGACCAGCAAGTAGTAAAGAAGATGTTCTTTAATGACGCCTTTAACCAGCTCGAGCAATTGAAGGGCGACCGCAGGAATGAGCTAGAGATACGCTCACGTCTCGCTGAAGGGCTTAGGAAGTTAGTTATGCCCGTAGGCCGTATTCAGACCGAATGGCTCACAGGGCTTGTCACAAGAGACATAGGGCTGCTTGAGCGTAACGGTGAGTTTGGCGATATGCCACCTGAGATGCAGGGTAAGTCGTTTAAGATCGAATACGTTGGCAGACTTGCTCTTGAACTTCAGGCTGCTCAGTCTATTGGCTGGTTAAGGTGGGTACAAGAGGGAATAGAGATTGAAGCGTCAGTTCCCGGCACGCTTGATAATGTAGACGTTGACGGTGGGTACAGGCGTAGAGGGATTACGCTTGGTGTCAGTGTCGATGACATGGCATCAGAAGAAGAAGTATTAGATAAGAGAGAAGAACGTTTGAGATTGCAACAGCAGGCTCATGAAAAAGAATTAGCACAGATGGCAGGACAGGCTTACCCCGGAGCTACTAAAGCTCCTGAAGACGGCAGTGCTGCTCAGAAACTTATGGAAGGATAGATATGACTTGGAGAGAAGAAGCGAAAGAACTTGGCGTACCGTTGTACGACCATAAATTAAAACGGATTAGAAAGAAAATTGATGTACTTCGTGACATTGAAATGAAGAAGATAGATGCACCGAGCGAACCGGAAAATGTAATTCTTGAAGTCAGGGAAGCAAATAAAATATGCAGGCAGGCTTTGCTCAACTATGTTACAGAAATGGGATTTAAAGATGTTTCCATTGAGGGATGTATAGAGACATCTATTAGAAAAGGAAGGTTTTTAAATTGTAAGCGTAGAGGTATTGTATTTAGAGGAATGAAAGATGGCAACGAAACAGACAACAGCAGAACAGATAAAACAGAAACAGGCGAAAGCGAAGGAACTAGCCCAGACGTTTCAGGCAGTGTTCGAGAGTCCGAACGGGAAAGTAGTCCTGAAGGAACTGAGTAAAATGTGTTACGAAAATGAACCTACATTTGTCGATCAGAACCCTACCGGGTCAGCCTATAAAGAAGGTCGGCGTAGTATCATGATCGGGATAAGAAAACAAATAAATAAAACATTTGAATCTAAACAGGAAAGTGCAGAACTATGAGTGAAGAAGTAACTACCGAAACGACCACTGAAACACCAGTGACACCCGCACCGGCAGTAGTAGAAACTCCGCAGTCATTTACTGACAGCGAGGGGAATTTTACTAAGGGATGGGAAACAGCCTACTTAACAGAAGACCAGAGAGCGAACGCTAGAGTTACAGGTGGAAGAGTAACAAGCGTACAGAATCTGCTTGATACCGTAATAAACTCTGACAAGATGATTAGCGGCGACAAGATTCTTAAGCCATCAGAGAGCTTCGGTGATGAAGACTGGGACGCCTTCCACACAGCGGGCGGATGGACAAATGAAGCTATACCGATGCTTGCTCCAGAAGGCTTACCGGATGGTATATGGAACGATGATAGAGCTACTTCTTTCTCTGAGGTATTTAATAAGCTCAGGCTTACTCCAGACCAGCAGGCAGGTATTGTCGAAGCATACAACGCTGACATACTCCAGCAGGTTACAGATAACAATAATAACACAGAGACTTCCAGTGCGGATACTAAGGCACAGTTGTTAGCTGAAAAGGGCAATGCTTATGAGCAGTTCATGCACAATGGCAACTTTGCTGTTGAAAAGGGCATGGATGATCAAGATCACAAACAGAGAGTAATAGATAAGTTCGGCAAAGACCCCGACTTTATTCGGCTGATGGGCAATCTTGGCAGTGACTTTAACGAGTCTGGTGCTATATCGGCAGCGGCGATGGATAATACGCCAGCAGATTTACAGACACAGATAAACGGTTTAATGAATTCGGAATCGTTTATGAAGCCAATGCACCCGGAACATAAGGCGACAATGGCAACTATAGCAAGATTACACGAAGAAAAAGCAAAGATAGCAGTACCTGCATAGCAGGCGTGTTTGTGGGATACCCCAGAAATGGACCCCAAGCATGGTAGTGTTTCTACCCGCTTAACGGCGTAAGTAGAGAAGACCCAATAGGATACCCTTCTCGATTAAATGTAAATTAAATCTAATCAGAAGGAAATTATTATGGGTAGAGCATTAGGCGCTCCGATACCAACAGGTTTTATCGATAACTTCGATAACACACTGTACCATCTGCTTCAGCAGAAGGACTCAAAGTTTCAACAGGCGGTTGACATCAAACCTATTACAAACGCAGAGGACAAAGCGTTCGATGCGATAGGCAAACTGGCGTTAGTCGAGAAAACAGAACGTAACCCCAAGACTCCGATTACAGATACCACGCACGAAAGGCGTTGGGTTAATACGACCCCATTCCATCAAGGTGTACTGATCGACAGAGACGATGACCTTAACAGGATTATCGAACCTACGTCTGACATTATGACCGAGTTGGTCAATGCAGTAAACCGCAAAAAGGATGACATAATCCTTGCCTCTATTGATGCCGATGTAGTTCAAGGTAGAACGTCAAAGACTGGTGCTGTAATATCATGGGCATCTCAGGACGGTAACGTGCAGTACACCGGTAGAAACACAGGACGTACTATTATTTACAACAGCGCAGTCGGTAATGCAAATGCCGCTGATACAGGCTTGACAGTCGAAAAGGCTGAACTTGTTCGTGAGTATTTCGCAAACAACGATGCTGACGAAAGTACGCCTATCTGGGGTGCTATCAGTCCTCGTCAAGCAACCAACCTATTCGGTCAGGAAGAGTATGTCAACAACGATTACAGTAATGGCAAACCTCTTACCACCGGCCGCATCATTATGGGATGGCATGGTATTAACTGGATTGTATCGACCAAGATCGTTGCTGGAACTAATAACGACACGGCCTCTAGTTCGGTTGATGTAGTTCGTTGTCCGTTCTGGTTGCAAAGTGGTTTGATTCTTGGTGTTCAGGATATGATCTCTACGGAGATTAGTATCCGGTCAGACCTGTCATACTCTAAGCAGATTTATGTTCACATGAATATGGGTGGCATGAGACGTGACGAAGATCGAGTTGTATACGTAGAAACGATAGAGTAAATACTAACAGGGCGGCGGTTAATTAGTATGCCGGTTAAGCCCTAAATTTTAAGGAACTATTATGAGTTATTCAAATTACAATCACGAACATAGAAGGTCTATCAATTGTGAGCCTTCTCAAATTACAGCCGATTCCAACCTCTGGACACCAACAGTCGATCAGAAGGCCATGCTTGGCATGATCTATGAGACTGACCAAGGCGACAGATACAAATACTGCAAGAACAACACAACCGCACTTGCAAAGGCATTGCTAGTGGCAGCCGAGGCAAATGACTCAGCTCAGTTGGCTAAGATCCAGACCAACGCCGGTGCGTCAGCAGGAGATACCTCATTTACAGTTGAAGTTGCAACTGGGAGCGGTATCGTAGACGACGAACTTATTGATGGATATATACTCATCAATGACGGTGGCGATGCTATGGGCGACCTTTACATAGTCAAGTCAAATAAGTATACAACTACTGATACGTTTATGCGTGTTGAGATTGCAGATGCGGGAGGTTTGCGTAATGCAATCCTCGTAACAGACGATGTAACCATCATCAAGAACCAGTGCAACGGCGTTATTGTTAAGCCACAGGCTTTGACTTCGCCGGTACTTGGAGCAACGACCACAATTATCCCTGCGAGTTACTACTTCTGGGCTAAGGTCAAAGGTGTTGCGGCAGTTCTTGTTGATAATGGCGACACGCTTGTTGTAGGCGAACCTGCTGGTCATCCGGGAACATCTGGCGTTGATGGCACAATAGGTGTCGTAGCTAACGATGGAACCGACCCGGTATATGGTACGGTTATATACATCTCGGCTGCCGACGAAGCTGCGTTAATTAACCTTCAGATAACTGGAATGTAGAAAGGAAGTGCTATTATGACTAAAATTGCTTCTGACACTAATAACCAGGGTGCATTTACCGGAGATAGAGACGGTACGGCACAAGATGATAATATTAAAGCAGCACTTGATATTATTGTTGACAATCAAAATGGCGCCGGAGACCTCCTTGTAGGGCAGGTTTATTCTCTGTCTAAAGAAGCCGTATGTACTGGCGCTACCGACGACCTGTTCACGGTCGCTGGCGGTGAGATTGAGATTATCTCGTTCTTCGGGCAGGTAACTACGATCATAGCTGGCACACCCGGTAACGTGAGTATAAATGTAAACGCTACCGAAGGTGCTACGCATGACTTAGATTTCACTGCGGTCGTGGCTCTTGCTGATAACTTGTTTGGTGACGTCATTAAGTTTGACGCACTAAGTGGCGGCGAAAACACAGCCGAAGCTACAGTCAATACTGGAGCTGGTATTCCTTTGAGTTGGTTCTGTCCCGCAGGTGTTATTGAGCAAACACTCTCAAGCACAGGCACTGGTAATGTAACATGGTTCATGAGCTTCAGACCTCTTGTAGCCGGTGTTACAGTAGTAGTTAGTTAATTTTAACGGGGCGGCGTAAAACCCGCCCCATATCTTAAGGAATATATTATGGCTGACGGCGACCAAACAATCGTTAAAACCAGCGATACAAGAGCAAAGGTGAATAACACACCAAAACAAGATGTGTGGGAATTGGTTGTTACGACTGTGTTTGATGCTGACGACACAACTATTGTGACGTTACCGATTCCGCTAAATGGGATATTGCGACACGTTACAGTGACGTTGCCGCTTACGACTACCACCGGAACAACTTCGCAGATTCTCATAAAAGATAATGGAGATAACACGGTCTTTGATACAGGCGAAATAGCAGAAGAAGCTACGCATAATTTCGTAACTGATATTCCGCTATCTGGTACAATTGATGTTAGCTTAGAACCGTCTGCTGCATCTGGCGATGCTGTAACGACAAGTACGATTACTTTACGAGGCATCTAATGAAAGAGAAATACAGACATCCTCAATTCAGTACAAAAGGGCTTGTGGCTTATTATAAGCTATGGGCTGGCTCATTTGATGGTACGAACGTATTCGACTATGCACAGAACGGATTTGTAGGCGTACCAGCCAATCTTAACACGGAGGCCTACCCCGGCTTTGCGTTTAACGGAACTGACGACCAGATAGACTTTCCATCTGGCCCAACCAGTGTATCAACAATCGTGATATGGATTAAGGCAAATGGTGCAACATTAGAGGAACTTATAGACCTTAACCAGACTGATTATATGGAGATAAGCACAGGCGATGTGACATCGGATGGATTTGCAGGCGGAACAGTCGTTATATATGTCGATGCAGTGGCAGGTACTGGAATAGATACTGACTGGCACATGGTGACACTTACTGATACGGTAGGTAAAGATGCCAGTGCGGGATTTATGACATTAGGCGTTACAGTGTCAGGAGCAGCTCCACTCGACGGCAAGATCGGCGAGGTCATGCTATTCGATAGAGTCTTATCCCCTGCCGAGGTAAAGAGTTTGTACGAGTTAAGCAAATGGAGGTATCCAAGTAACTAATATGGCTAATTCAAATACTTCAATCTGTAATCAGGCGTTAGGCGTAATAGGAGCAAATTCCATTGAGGACTTAGACACTGATACGTCAGTGCAGGCGATACAATGCAGACTTCATTTCGAGGCCGATAGAGACGCCCTTATAAGGTCTCACTATTGGCGGTTTGCTTCAGGTAGGGCCGAACTAGTACAGGATACGACTGATCCTGACTTTGAATACGACAGTCAGTTCATCCTGCCTAGTGACTTTATGCGTTTCAAATCGCTATTCGTTGATAATCTATCGCCAAGCTTGACTACTCGTATTACGATTGCTATTGAAGGTCAAAGGCTTCTTACTAACGAAACAGCAATAAATATGAGGTATATCAAAGAGGTCACAGACCCGACAGAGTTTGACCCATTGTTCGTTAAACTTCTTGTATACACCTTAGCTGATGACCTTATAGGTCCATTGGCAGGTGGAGACAAAGGAATTCAAAAGAAGATAGACGGCAAGATGAATAAGTTAATGCCACAAGTAAGAGCTTTGGATAGACAAGAGACGAACAACATTGGCAGAGATGCTCATATTCCGTGGACAGAAGTAAGGGTCAGCGGTGGGGCATCATGGAGGCAAGATCGTGTCTAATGAAATCTATATGACATACGATGAAGGCAATACGCTATACGCTTTAATATGGCGTAAGACTGACGACAAGGTGTGGAACAATACCGATTCGCAGTTTGATACATATACTGATGTAGACATAGATAAGTACGACCTGCTGCTAATCAATCAGGCTGACAGTGATTACTACTCTGTAGATTTTCCATCTGCGATCACGACAGAGGGCATTTACCGTGTTCAGGTAATGCTTCAACCGGGTTCAATAGATGCTGATGCTGACTTTGGAATTGCACAGGGCGAGATAAACTGGAACGGCGAAAGTGAAGACACATTGATTTCGCTATCTATTCAGATGGATATACTGTCTGCGCAGGGCAGTAGAGTATTGAATAAATATCCAACAAGGAGTCAACCAGATGTCTAATAATGGAATAATACGTTTTAATGGCGGCGAGGCTACACCACTGATAGATGTTAGAGTTGACATTGAGAAGTACGATGGGCTTTGCAGGAAGATGGAAAACTTCTTTCCTAGGATATACGGCCCAGCAGAACGTAGAACTGGAACAAGATTCATAAAGGAAGCAAAATGAAGATAAGAATTGGTGACAAACTAGTAGAGGCCGATGCCTCTGGAAAAATTAAAGCAACAGTAGAAGAGATACCGAACCAAAGTGGCGGTACTGATGTTGTTGTTCATATCCCCTGCCTGACAATACAGGCAAAGAAAGTAGAGG